AAAGAAACTTCTTCTAAAGAAGAAGTAACAAGTTCTGACGAACTTGGTTCAGTCTCTTCTCAAACAATCTCTTCTCAAACAACAATCAAAAAAAGAACTAAAACAAAAACCCCCTTACAAGCAAAAAATATAAATTGGTCAAAGCTCCATCACAAAAACAAAAAAGAAATAACCCCCTTAAAAACAACAGCAGACATCGAAGACATATTTTCTTATTGGGCAGATCATTACAAATTACCAATTCCAAAAATAGGAACTAAGTCTTACAACAAATCAGTTTCTCTTACTAAGTCCTTATTAAAAAAATATACTCCAGATAAAATTAAAGAAGTCATCAGCAACTTTTATATTGCTGCAACAGATGACCGATATGAACCATCTTCTCCTGACATCAAATTGAAATATCAAAAAATGCCAATCAATAGTTTTATTCATCAGGAATTTCCCACCCCATATTCTTTATTTGAAAAATATCTTAATCCTCCCAGAATGATAGGAGCCCCTGTTGAAGACAAATATCCGATTATCACTAACAAGCTTATTACATTGTACCGAAAAAATGTTTTGGGCAATGCAAGAACAAAATTATCAACCAAAGATGAAAACTGTTTTAGAAAAGCAGCTATTATGTTAAAAGAATTTCAAGAAGAAAATAAGAAAAAATTTACTCCGTACATCAATGTAACAGACATTAGCATAGCAGAATACTTATTTGAAAGCATCATTAAATCATCGAAAGATGAAAGTAAAATAATGCCTCATTGGTTTTGTTCAGAACACAACATAAATAAAACGCTTCCTGCATATATGTACCATCAAGGAATTATAGAAGAGTCCAAAGAATCTATTTCTCCTCTTAGTAGATTTTGGGATAAGAGCGATGTTAGATTTGATTTATACGACGATTAAAAACGTAAGATCCAAAAAATTAATATATAATAAAAAATGCAGATCAATTATCATCAAAAAAAGGGAAAATCATTTTGTTAAGAAGAAGACAAATTAATAGCGATATAGAAGAAAAGGTTCTTACTGGATTAATTGTTTCAGATAAAGTATGCAGAGACACATTGAAGCTTGTAAGAAAAGACACTTTCATAAATCCTTATGCTTATGTCATTGTAAAATGGGTGGCTGATTATTACAAGAAATATAAGAAAGCCCCAAGTAAGCACATTCAAGATTTATATAATACAGAGAAGAATAAATTAAAAGAAGAAGAGTCTGTATTTATAAATTCTTTTCTATCAAAACTTTCTGATCAATTTGAAAGCGAAGAAAAATTCAACGAAGACTATCTCATTGACAAAGCCATCTCTTATTTTAAAAAGAGAGCTCTAAAGAATATTTCAGAGCAAGTAGAATCTTGCGTGGAGATTGATAAACTTGATGAAGCTGAAAAAGCTTTGCAATCATACAGACAAATAAGCAAAGACAGTGCGAAGTTTATTGATCCATTTTCTGATGAAGAAATTAAAAAGTTTTTTGAAGATGAATCTAACAATTCAAATATATTGTTTAGAATGCCTGGAGCTCTAGGAGACTTTATAGGAGATTTTGAGCGTAGCACTCTTGTTGGAATTATGTCCCCAGCAAAAAGAGGAAAGAGCTTTCTTCTTGAGGAAATAGCAATACAAGCTTTTTTTGAAAAATTGAAAGTTGTTCTTATTTCTTTAGAAATGTCTCAATTTATGATGAAGAGAAGATTGCTGCGTAGAATAACAGCTCAGGACAAAGAAACAAAAGATTATGTCTATCCTTGTTTTGATTGCTTTAAAAATCAAATGAACACTTGTACAAAATCCGAGAGATCGAGTCGAATAAAATTAAGAGATGAAGCAGGAGAAAAACCTTCATATGATCCTGAGATGAAATATATTCCTTGCACAGCTTGTAGAGGAAAAAAAGATTTTGTTCCTGAAACTTGGTTTACAACCATACACAGAACAAAAAGAACTCTCTCTGGAACAAGAAAGATCGCTCAAGGAATGAGACAGATGTTTCGAGATAATTTTAGATTAGTTTGTTATCCAAAATTTTCTGCTAATGTATCAGATATAAAATCAGATCTAGAGACTCTTGAATTTAATGAAGACTTTATTCCTGATATTATAGTAATTGACTACGCTGACATCTTACTACCAGAAGATTCTAGATTAACTGGAAGGGATAGATACGATGAAACTTGGAAGATGCTAGGAAACTTAGCATTTAGTAAAAAATGCTTGGTTGTATCAGCTAGTCAAACAAACAGAGCGTCAGCTGATAAAAAATATGTTACTCAAACAGATGTAGCTGAAGACTGGAGGAAAATGGCTCATGTTGAATTAATGATAGCTATAAACCAAACTTCACAAGAAAAGAAAGAAGGATATATTAGAGTTTCTGTTGTTGCTGGTCGAGAAGACGAGTTCGATCAAAAGAAAAGTTGCGTTGTACTACAAAACTTGAAACTAGGTCAAGTTTGTTTAGATTCTGAAATAGCTTATATTATTGACGATAATAAAGAAAAAGAAAAAACAAAATAATTACTCAAGTTTTTTAAAAGTAATATATAATACTAATAAAGGAACAAAGAAGATATTTAAAAACAAACCAAAAGAGAAGGAGATTTAAAAATGAACAGAAAAGAATTAGTAGAATTAGCAAAGAAGTTTAACAGTTTGAAAGTTGACGGAAAACCAGTTATTGACCCTATTGACATAAAGGTCAAAGAAGAGGAATTGAAAGAGTTATTTGGAAACGCAGTTGATTCTGTTCTTGAAAACGATCTTTTAGGATCAACAGAATCTAAACGTCAGGAAGTTCTTCCTGAAGAAATTAGAGCTGCCTACAAAAAATTGTTTTTGTCAGACGAAGAACCTAACGAAGAACCTGATGAGAAGCCTGCAAAAGCTGAAAAGAAATCTTCCAAGAAGCCTGCTGAAAAGAAAGAACCTGCCAAAAAGCCTGCTGCAAAGCCTGCTGCAAAGAAGTCTTCAAAAGAATCCGATAAAAAGCCTAGCAGAAAACTGACGATTTACAAGGTGTATAGATCCAAGGGAGATTTCCTCAAAGAAGGAAAAAAACTTGGAGTAAAAGAAAAGACTCTGAAGATCTGGTCAAACAGATGGAAAAACAACAAGGGGTTGCCGAAAGGAATGTAATTAAATGAAAGATGTTTTGAATGAAACTCTGTTAAATCTTTTTAAAGAAGTTCATCAAAACGTTCTGATAAAGGTTCAGTCCAAATTTAACGATTACGGGGCTGAACCTTTATTGGAGTTTGATGATTTTGGCGTATTCATGAAAACTATTTCTAAAGTCAATAGATTGAAAAACTTCTACAAGGGAAAGTCGATGATGGTCGATGAAAATGTAGAAGATACTTTGATTGATTTGGCTGCTTACGCAATCTGGGGATTGGCTGTAAGAAAATATGTAGAAAGTAAAAACAAAAAAGAAAAGGAAACTGAAAATGAATGTTGAAGATATAAAAGATGTGGATATTCCAGTTGGTGAAGATATGCTAGTTTCTATTTTCAAAAAACAAAAAAAATTGATGGAGAAATATCATCATATAGAAAAAAACAATGGATTGCTTCAAACCGAACTATGTCCTGTAAATATTGATGATGCAAAAGGACAAGCTCGGTTAAAAGATTTTGCTTGGAGGATTACAGAAGAGCTGGGCGAAGCAATGAATTGTTTAAAAAACAAGCCCTGGAAACAAACACAAATGGAAACCGATGTAACTCATTATATAGAAGAGGTGATAGATGCCTTTCACTTCTTTATTGAACTATGTATATTGTCAGGAATGGATGCAGAAGATTTATACAGAATGTATTTTAAAAAATCAGAGGTAAATCTTTTTAGACAACGAAGCAAATATTAAATGTTTAAAGTAAAAATAAACGATGGAAGCATTAGAAGATGTGATTCGATTCAAGAGGTGTTTCACCATTTGGTATTAATGTTTTCATCAAAAATAAATTATTATTCACTGGAGACTATTCAAAGTATAATTAAACAAATAATCGAATTGGTTTTTTATGTTGTAAATGAACAAAAAGAAAAGCATCACAAAATGAGTTCTAAAGAAAAAACAAAACTTACTAGATTCATGAACAGGATGCAAAAAACTTCTACTTTTTTTGATAGAATTAAAACTCAAGAAAGTGCGGTTAGAAATTATTACAATTTAATTTTGAAACAAGAAGATCTTGGAATATTACATGGATTTTCTTTATCGTCTTCGATTGAAAAAGGAGGAAATGGAATTAATCCAGAAATCAAAAGTATATATTCTAAATTCAGATAAAACAGGAAATAAAAATGTTTCACTTTATTCACAGTAAAAATATCAACAGATCTTTAGAAAAAGCAATCAGGTATCATTTGTTTTCTAACAATTTGGATTTTGTAGGCTCTAGTCATACTCATATTTACAATGTAATTATAGTCTCTGATAATTGTGAATATGATTTTGATTTTGGATCCAATCTATGGTTTACTAATTCTCGATGGAACAGACTAGTTAATTCATATATTGATAAAAGCCAACTTCAAATCTTTATCAGAAAATCCAAAGAAATGATAGGGAGAAGAAAAGGGACAGTAGGAATGAACTTTATTCATCAGAAATATGAAGATGATCGTAAAATTCATAAATGGGGTGGTTGCTTGCATGCTATAAACTTCAGAATAGGAAAAGATAATGTCCCTGAGTTGATTTTATTTTCTAGAACTTGTTTTATGGGATATATGAGTTTCTTAGATGCTGGAATAATTTATCACATAGCAAAAGAAATTTATATTCCTGAAAAAATAAGATTCATTTGGCATATTTCCGATCAACAAATTAGTTATGTTAGAATGCTTCCATATATTTTTACTCACAAAACACTAATGGATGATTTTGAAAAATGTGATGAGAATGATTTAGATCAACCTCTCACTTTAAGAAATATAAAAGCAGTCTTTAGAAGAAATTTTAAAAGATTTGAAGATGAATATTGGTCTAAAAATCAAAAAGTATTTTCGAAATATGGAGCAACAAAACGTCTTCAGAAAAAGTACTTGGCTTTTAACAATCATGAAATAATGGAAGACAAATTAATTAAATCTGTCAACATTAGAGACTTAAAACTTTTTTAAAAAAGGAGAATAAAAGTGAGAATTTACAAAGATTGTTACGAAATGATAAGAGAAGTGGAAAGAGATTTATTTGAAATGGGAATAAAATTTCAATCCGAAACTGTTCAAGACAAAGTAGTAAAAGACGACCCTAATTTTATGACTTTGGAGCTGACAGGTTATGATTACAAATTAACAGGATATGACAAACTCGATGAGATGCTCAAATATTTGAATATCAGTGAAGAGTGGGTAAGCCAAGATTTCATGGAAAGAATAGAAGATAAATTTCTAAATCCAGGAGATGCTTGGAAAATTAATTCTGAGCTTTGGGAACAATATCTTCACGACGGAATGTTTCAGTATACATACAATGAAAGAATCAGAGGCCAATTACCTTTGTTGTTGAGAGAACTGACCTCTAGAAGGAACACTAGACAGGGAATAATCACCATATACGATTATCACCAAGATATTATGAATTGGGGAAGTAAAGGAAGAGTTCCTTGTTCGATGTATTATCAATTCTTTATTAGGAACAATAAGCTTCAGATGATTTATGTAATGAGAAGCTGCGACTTCTTAAAACATTTTGCTGGAGATGTAGCTCTAGCTATAAAAATGTTATTTTATATTTCTGAAAAAATAAATGTTGAAGTAGGAACATTCACCCACTTTATAGGAAGTCTTCATGCATTTTATATTGATCTAAACAAGAGAGGTATTTTTTAATGAGACCAGAATGGGATGATATATTTTTAGAGATAGTTCCTATAATAGGAAAAAGAGGAACTTGCAACAGAGGAAGATCTGGTTGCATAATAGTTAAAGACAACAGAATTATTTCTACTGGATATGTTGGATCTCCGTCAGGAATGCCGCATTGCGATGATGTTGGCCACGACATTATTAAATTCATTGACAGCAAGGGGAATTCTACAGATCATTGCTGCAGATCCATACACGCTGAAGAAAATGCAATAATATATGCAGCTAAACATGGAATCAAACTAGATGGCTCTACACTCTATTGTACTATGGTTCCATGTCCTACTTGCGCAAAAAGTATAATAGGGGCAGGAATAAAAAAAGTAGTTTGTATTTTTAGTCATTCTCTTGTGGATTCTTCTAGAGAGCTATTTTCTTATTCCAAAATAGATTTGATAATAAAAAACCCTAAAGAAAGTGCGAAATATGAGTAAAGATTTTTGTCATCTTCACGTTCATGATTACCACTCTATATTAGATGGGGTTTCTACTCCAGCCCATTATGTTGATAGAGCTAAAGATCTTGGCTTTAAATATCAAGGCATAACAAATCACGGAAATATTAATAGTGTCATTGAACATAAAAAAGAATGCGACAGGGTTGGAATAATTCCCGTCTTTGGATGTGAAATGTATGTTGTTCCGAATATCAACATAAAAGAAAAAGGAGAATCAAGAAGCCATATATGTTTGTTTGTAAAAAATCACGAAGGCTGGAAAAATTTATTAAAACTATTGACCATAGCCAACATAGATGGATTCTATTTTCGCCCTAGAGTAGATTATGATTTACTCAGAAATAATCTCAACGGATTGATTATATCTACTGCATGTACTTCTTCTTTTATTAATAATCCAGAGGGAATGGATTTTTTATATGATGCCATTGACATTATTAAAGACGATGTCTACCTAGAAATAATGCCATTGATTTACGACAAACAAAAATCACTCAATAAACGAATAGCAGAACTTCATAAAAAAAATAATATAAAAGTGATAGCTACTAACGACTGCCACTATTGTAATAAGGATGACAATTTTATCCAAGAAGTTCTTTTAGCAATTCAAAGCAAAGCAAAATGGAGTGACAAAAACAGATGGAAATTTAGTATAGATGATTTATATCTAAAGAGTTATTCCGAGATGATTGAATCTTTTTCTTTACAAGGAGTTCTGAACAGAAGGTTTGTAATTGAATCTTTAAGTAATACAATTGACCTTGCTGAAAAATGTTCTGAGTTTGTTTTACAAAGATACCCAGTTGATCTGCCTCTTATAAAAGGAATGGAAGGAAATCCTGATGATATATTAGCAAAGATGTGTAGAAAAAAATTCAGAGAAAAAAGAAATGAATTCTTTGATACAGATCTTTATTTAAGTAGAATGAATTATGAACTTAAATTAATCAGGGATAAAAACTTTTCCAATTATTTTTTGATTGTATGGGAAATAACAGATTGGTGCAGAAAAAATAATATTTTAACTGGAATTGGAAGAGGAAGCGTCTCTGGCAGTTTAATAGCATATCTGCTCGGCATAACTAACGTTGATTCTATAAAATGGAATTTGATGTTTGAAAGATTTATCTCTCCTGGCAGAAAAGATTTTCCAGATATAGATTTAGATATTGAAGATACCAAAAGGGATATTTTGAGACAACATTTATCTGATTTATACGGAGAATATAATGTTGCCAATATTTCTACTTTTTTACAAATAAAAGATAGAATGGCTATCAGAGATGTTGGAAGAGTATTTGAAATAAATTCTTCTGATATTGATATGTTTGCCAATTCTCTCGGAGGAGATGAAAACATTGATTGGGCTGTTGAAAATACAGAAGAGGGAAAACAATTCTATCAAAAATATTCAAATGAAGTAGAAATTGCAAAAAAACTATCAGGTAAAATTAGAGGAGTAGGATCTCATGCTGCAGGAATAGTTATTTCTAAAGAAAAAATAATAGATGGCGGAAAAGCAAATCTAATTAAAAATAAAGAAATATCTATTAATTGGGATAAAAAAGATGCTGAATATATGGGCATGCTAAAAATTGATATTTTAGGTCTATCCAATTTGTCGATAGTAAACGAATGCATTTCTTTAATTAAGAAAAATAAAAATATCGATGTTGATATCAAAAATATTTCTTTTGATGATGAAAAAATATTTGAAGAATTTTCTTTAGGAAATTGCACAGGGTGTTTTCAATTTAACACAAAAGGATTAAGAAGCTTTTGTAAAAGACTTAAAATAGAAAAATTTGAAACCCTAATTCATGCAACAGCATTATATAGACCAGCTATTATAAAGAGAGGTCTTCTAGACGAATTTATAATCAGAAAGAAAAATCAAAATAAAATATTTTACAAACACAATAAAATAAACGACGTTCTTGGAAGCACCTATGGAATAATTTTATACCAAGAACAGCTAATGAGAATAGTCACAGAAGTAGCTTTAATGGATTTTGTTGATGCAGACTCTATCAGAAAAATGTTTGAAACCGAAGGAACAAAAAACATAGAAAAATATGAAAGCAAATTTATCAACGGATGTATTAAAAACGGAGTTGATAAAAAGGAAGCAATAAACTTGTGGGAGTATTTGAAATTCAACGGAGGATATGGATTTAATCTTGCTCATGCTACTGCATATACAATGCTATCCTATATTGATATGTGGTTAAAAGTAAATTATCCCATGGAATTTATGTGTGCTTTTCTATCAATGTCTCCTGATGATAAAAAGGAAGAAATCATCAAAGAAGCTATCAGAATGAATGTTAAAATAGAACCTCCGACAATCAACATTTCTGATTCTAAAAAATGGATAATACACAATCAATCTTTATATATGCCTTTTATAGAAATAAAAGGGATAGGGGAAAAAACCGCTGAAAAAATAGTTAAGAGAAAAAATAAAGATGGGTTTTTTAATAATGTCAAAATTGACAATTTGATATCTGATGTTGCCAACGGAAAAGGAGTCTTTTCTTTTAATGCAAACAATTTCAATATCAACTTAATGCCTAATTTAAAAAATAATTTTGTCGATGTCGATAAAAATAATTTGACTGATTTAGTTTCTCTTGACAAAAAGATTCGCGACAATTTAAAAAGTTTTATTGTCAATAAAAAGATCGAAGACAAAAAGCTTATATGTAAATTATGTAATTTGAGAAATGAATGCGATCGTCCTGTCAACTATAAACACGGTCTTAGAAACATCATGATATGTGGTGAAGCTCCTAGTAAAATAGGATATAAATACAACGTTCCGTTTTATGGAGATATAGCTAAGAACTTCTTAAAGCAAATAGAAAAGAGCACTAACATGTCAAGGAATAAATTTCATATTACAAATGTATGTAAGTGCTTCCCAAGTAAATCTAGAAAGCCCTCTAAAGAAAACATTAAACAATGTGGAGTATGGCTGGAAGAAGAAATCAATCTATTAAAACCAATTCTTATTTTAGCTGTCGGAAATTCTTCTCTGTACTTTTTTGAAAATTTAGAAAAAGGAATAATCGACAAAAATGCTTCTACGACTTGGAATGAAAAATATGGATGTTGGATTTGCTGGAGTGTTCATCCCGGAATGATTGCTCGAGATAATTCAAAACAATACCTTATCGATGATAGCATAAATAATTTTTCTGAAAAAATAAAAATATTGACAAAATAAATTGATAAGATTTGTTAATTTAATATATAATAAATAAATAGGAGAATAAAAAAATGAGTAGAGATTACAAAAAAGAAATTTTTATTGATAAAAATTCGCTTGATGAAGAACTTGTTAAACAACCTCAATTGTATTTACATTGGGCTGAACAGGAAGCAGAAGCTTTATATGACAGAGATAAAATCAAAGAGAAGCTTGATTTAATTAAAGCAGAGTTAGATGGCGACATAAGAAAATTTCCTGGAAAATATGGAATTGATAAAATAACTGAATCAGCCATAACAAATGCCATCATTCAAAATTCAAAATATAAAAAAGCAAATGAAGAATATTTACAGTCGATACAGGATGCTCGGATATTAGGAATAGCAAAATCAGCTTTTGATATGAGGAATACTTCATTAAAAGGATTGGTGTCATTATTTATTTCTGGTTATTGGGCATCAGATGCAAAGGACAATTCAACTATAAAAAATAAAAAGGAGGAAGCTACAAGAAAAGAACACTACGACTCTTTAAAAGAAGGAATGAAAAAAAGAGGTTGATATGAATCATTTAGTAATTATTTTATTGGTGTTTGTAGGATTTATAATCCTGTATCTTATTTTTAGATTAGGAAGCAAAGCTATATTACGATCCTACTACGAAGAAAAAAATAGACAATACTTTAAAAAAGGAGAAGAAAACCATGGCAAGAAAGTATGACATGAAAAAGTTCGGCGAAGGTTTAGCTAAAAGAACTCAAGAAAGCAATGACAGAAAAGAAGGAGATACTTTTTTGAAGTTTTTTAAAGATGACATAGATATTCCCCTTGTAAAATTTGGAGCAACAAAAGATGAGCCTCACATTATCGACATCATCCCGTTTGTAGCAGGGGACAATATGCCGAAGCCGATGAAAGTTCCTCAAGGAGATCCTGCCTATTATCTTGACATTTATGTTCATCATAATATTGGAGCAGCAAATTCTCAAGTTGTTTGTCCTCAGAAAAATTACAATAAGCCTTGTCCCATTTGTGAATACATTAACAAAATGATCAAGGAAAAAAACTGGGAATACGATGATTATAGAGATATAGCTCCTAAGAGACGCAGTGTGTATAATGTTGTCAATGTTACCAACGCAAAAGAAGAAAAGAAAGGCGTTCAAATCTGGGAGACCTCTCATAAATATGGGGAAAAGGCAATTCAGTCTGCTGCAACCCGTCCTCGAGGAGGAGGGGTAATTCCTTTTGCTGATCCCCGCAAAGAAGTTGGTCAAAGCATTTCTTTTAATGTAGACGCAGATGAATTCAAAACTGTTTCAGGGCATAAGTTAGAACCTAGAGATTATGACATCGATGAAAAATATCTTGATGATGCACTTCAACTTGATCAAATTATTGATGTGATGGACTACGACCAGATTGACAAGCTGTTTAATACAAAATCAGAAGATAGTGATGATTCTTCTAAAGACAACGATTCAAGTGACGACAACAAAGGAAGTAGAAGAAGAGAAAGAGAGAAAGAAGAAGATATAAAAGATGGATGTCCAGAAGGATTGAATTTCGGAGAAGATATTGATAGTAGTGACGCATGTTCCGATTGTAAACTTTACGACGAATGCGCTAATAAAGAACAAGAAATAAAAGATCAAAAACGCAAAGAAAGAGAAAGTCGCAGAAGTGGAAGACGATAATTAAAAATGAAATCAGGGGCAGGAAAAGTTGATTTAAATAAATTGCACAAAGATCCTTTTCCTGCCTCGTCGGTGGGGATTATTGGTGGTAGAAGGATTAGATATGGAAAAGATAACAAGAAGAACTAAGAAAGAAACAGTAAGAAACATTAGAGAATCAATATTGAATCCAATAGAACATTCTGCTAAAACAAAAGTAGAATTCTTAGATAGCGGATCTATTGTTTTAAATCTTGTTCTTTCTGGGAAAAAGAAAAATGGAGGATGGGCAAGAGGAAGAGTAGTAAATATCGTTGGAGATGGATCTAGTGGTAAAACTCTTCTTGCCCTTGAAGCAGCAGCGAATTGTTTTTATAAATTGAATAAAAATCCAGAAACATTTCCCCCAGTCAAAAAAATATACATTGTCTATAACAACGTAGAAGGAGTTATGGATTTTCCTGTCGAAGAAATGTATGGAGAAAAATTCTTTGAAGCAGTTGAGTGGATACAAATTCCTACTGTTCAAGCTTTTGGAAGAGATTATACGAGAAGAGTTAAATCTTTAAAGGAAGGGGAATTTTTATTGTATATTGTAGATTCTCTGGATGCTATGTCTTCTGAAGAAGAATTAGATAATTTCTTAGACGCTGCAAATAAAGATACGCCAGAAAAAGGATCTTATGGAATGAGTAAACAGAAATATTCTGGTAAGTTCTTTGGAAATCTTTGTAGTATTGGACAAGGAAAAGATTCAACATTAATTATAATTTCTCAAGTAAGAGAAAACATCAATGTCATGTTTGGCGAAAAATACAGAAGAAGCGGAGGAAAATCTTTAGATTTTTATACCCATCAATGCTGCTGGCTTGCTGTAAAAAGAAAGCTCGAGAAAACATATAAGGGAGAAACAAGACCATACGGAATACTTGTTAAAGCTAAATTAAAAAGAAGCAAAGTAAGCAAAGCATTCAGGGAAGCTGAATTTGTAATTCTATTTGATTATGGAGTAGACGACATTCTCTCTTCTATAATTTATCTTTATGGAGAAAAGGAAAAAAATATAGTTTTCGAAGGGGAAGATTTTAAGAATCAAGAAAAACTTATCGAATACATAACTTCCCACAAACTTAAAGATAAGCTTGCTAATATGGTTGAAGATAAGTGGATGTCTGTCGAGGAAAATATTAAAGTCAAAAGAGAAAGAAAATTTAAATGCGAAGATACTTGATAATAATAGATTCGAATTATCTATGTTATATCCAAAAATATGCGTTGTCCCGAGGATTGACTTATCTAGGAAATAACACAGAAATAATTTTTGGCTTTATCAAATCTTTATTGTCTCTTGCCAATAAATTTTATCCTTGTGATTTTATTTTTTGTTGGGATTCAAAATCTTCGAAGCGAAAAGAAATCAATCCTGATTATAAAAGACATCGGCATGATTCTAAAACAGAAGAACAAAAACTCTTAGATGCAATAGCTTATAATCAGTTTAATGAAATACGAACATTTGTTTTACCTGAATTAGGATTCAAAAATATATTTATCCAAGAAGGATATGAAGGAGACGATTTAATAGCAAGAATTGTTTTAGATCACGAAGGTCTTTACAATTCGATAGTTGTTGTTAGTTCAGACAATGATCTTTATCAACTTCTTGATTATTGTTCTTTGTATGACATATTCAAGAAATCTATAATAAACAAAAATATGTTTTTGAAAGAATATTCTATTGAACCAACAGAATGGATAAGAGTAAAGCAAATTGCTGGATGTAATGGCGATGAAGTAAAAGGAGTAAATGGAGTTGGTATAAAGAAGGCAATAAAATATATTAAAGGAGAATTGAATCAAGGAAAGGTTTTTGATTCTATAGAAGACTCAAAAAAACTTATTCGCATGAATAGAAGACTTGTTAAATTGCCCCTATCAGGAACAATGAAGTGTGAATTAAAAAAAGATGATATTACAGAAGAGAAATTCAAAAGGATATGTATCAAATATAATTTTAAGTCTTTGTTTGGAAAAGAAAAGGAATGGGTAAAAAAATTAATTCAATAATGGGCTAATAATACTAAAATAAGTCTCTAGGTTTGCCCTAGAAATCATTTTTATATAAAACGCATGATTTCTCTCATAAAGGATAAACAAAGACCATGATAAACTCTCTAGTAATAAAAAATTTCAGGTCCCATAAAAATACAAAACTTGAGTTTTGCGATGGAGTCAACTGCATTATTGGATTGCCTGATTCAGGTAAGACAAATATCATTCGATCATTGAATTGGGCATTGACCAATAGGCCTTTGGGATTCCGATTTCATTCTGACTTTAGTAAAGAAGAAACTAGCGTATCAATTCAGTTTGATAATGGAGAAATTGAATTATCCAAATTAAAGTCTAAATCAATTTATTCTCACAAAGGGAGAATGTTAAAGGCAATCGGATCAGATGTTCCTGATGTAATAACTAGGCAATCTAACATGTCAGAATTAAATTTGCAAGAGCAAATGGATAAACCATTTTTGATTTGCGAAACATCAGGAGAAGTAGCAAAAATATTTAACAGGATTTCTAATCTTGAAAAACCCGATCAGGCAATTGCATCCCTGACCACGGAAATTAATTCCACCAACAAGGAAATTAAAATCCTAAACACCCAGCAGTTGGAGTTGGAGGAAAAATTAAAGAAGTTTAAAGATCTTCCAAAAATGAAACATGAGTATGCCATCCTTGTGGGGATGAATGCCCAGAAGACCCCTTTGATCCAAGAGATAAACAGCATTTCCGGATTGCTGGCAGACTGTGAGGAAGCTTCCAAACATCTCAAGAAAAAAGTGGACACGGCAACTGCTTTTAAACAGTTGGCAGTCTTACGTGATCAGCAGATACAGATCGATCAGGAACAAAAAGATTTGGTCAGACTGAACAATGCAATCAAGGAAATAAAGTTGCTGGAAGAGAAATACAAAAACATCAGGGATGAATTTACCGACACACAGGAAGATTTTGCGGAGTTCCTGAAGACCATCAAAGTCTGTCCTTATTGTAAAGTCTGTAAGGAACCTATCTCAAAGCACAACATTGATAAATTGGTGAAGGTGAAATTATGAAGCTAAAAGAAACAAAAGAAGAAATTAAAATAGATAGAAGATGCAAACCTTTTTGCAATAGAAAAGGAGTAAATAATCCTAATTACAAAGGTGGAAGGAAAATAAAAATTAAACATTGGGAAATTAGCGTGAAAAGAAGGGATAAGTATATTTGCCAAAAGTGCAGAAAACCAGTAAGAGGGTTTCATTGTAAAGCTCATCATATCAAGCCTAGAAAAGAATATCCTGAACTGATTTATGATGTAGATAATGGGATGACATTATGCACAAGTTGTCATTTTTCTATTCATATGAAAGGCAGAAAACTTTCTGAAGAAACAAAAAAGAAGATATCTGAATCTCGTCAGGGATTTGTTGTGTCAGAGAAAACAAAGAGAAAAATAAGCATTGCCACAAAAGGAAAAAACAATCCTAATTATGGAAACCGTTATCATTGGACGGACAAACAAAAGAAAAATCATACAATCTGGAACAGAGGATTAACAAAAGAAACTGATACAAGATTGGCAAGAAGTGAAGAATGCAGAAAAAAAATTTCAGAAACTAGAAAAAAAAGGTTTCAAAAGGAGGTGTGCCATTAAACTTATACTTCTGTCGGATATCCACATGGTGGTTGATAATCCTATTGCAAGAATGGATGACCTGACGGCAACCCAATGGGAAAAACTGAAATTTGTTTTTGATTATGCTTTCAGGCACGATATTGAAGTGATATTGCAAGCAGGGGATCTGACACACACTCGCAGATCATGGTGGTTGGTGGAAGAGTTGGGTAGACGTTTGGTTTCAGAACCAGCAAAGATTTATCTGGTCAAGGGGCAGCATGACTCCTATTACCATGACATGGGAAACCAAAAAACTACGACAGGTGTCCTGATCTCCACAGGGGTGATCCATCTATTAGATGATGTACCGACAAGTTTTCGGGAAAAAGTCCACATTTATGGATGCTCCTATGGTGAAAAGATTCCAGAGGTAAAGACGGTGGGGATCAATATCCTTGTTATCCATGCTTCCATCGGACACGATAAAAATTTGTGGAACGGGCATGTTGATTTTACAGATGCAGATACTTTTCTGGTGAATCATCCCGAATATGATCTGATATTATGTGGGGATGTACATGAAAAATTTATTGTACAAAGAGAGGACAGAATCATTTGCAACACAGGGGTGATGTTAAGGCTGGAAGCATCAAAACAAATGATGGAGCATAAACCTTGCTTTTTTGTTTATGACATAAAAACTTCAAACATCAAAGAAATCCTGATTCCAACTTTGTCTTCAGACAAAGTCCTTTCTCGTGATCATATTGAAAAGCAGAAAGCACAGCAGGAAAATTTTGCCGACTTTGTGGATCGGGTGAAAAGCATTGAAGGAAAAGGAACAATCAATTTTGCCGATAACCTGAAACAGGTAATTTATAAAAATAAGATTTCAAAAAAAGTCGAGATGATCATTCATCAGCATCTTGGTGGATCTGATTTTTAAAAAGGAGAGGACAATGGATGTAAGGGAACAAATAGAAAGTTATCAACAAGAGTTGATGACAATCCAGAGGAAGTATGATGTCGCCAAAGGACAACTGGAGAATGCCCTGGCAAAGTTAAAAAGAGAGCATGGGGTTGCCACGGAAAAAGAAGCCAGAAAACTTTTGGCAGACAAGCAGAAAAAACTGGACTCCATGGAAGATGAATTGCAGGAAGCAATCAAAAAATTTGAGGCAAAATATTTATGACATTGAAAGACATTGAAAAAGTCATCCTCCAGAAGACTACCGAAAAGGATTACATTGATAAGTCGATCAAGGTGAATCACCTCAAGATCTATGATCTGGAAGAAGAAGCAGAACGGATGGTAAAAGCCCGATGGGTTATCTCTGAAGCTTCACGGATCACACAGGAGCAGTTCAAGATTCTTGTTGAGGAGTTGGTGACCTCTGCCATCCAATCTGTTTTTGAAAATCAAGACTACAAATTCATCGTTGATTTTTCTTTACAAAATAATAGACCTCAAATTAATTTATTAGTACAAGACGGGGACAAGGATCCTTATATCCCAAGAGACGAACAAGGGGGAGGATTGATGGATATAATAGGATTTGCCTTGAAAGTAGTTATGTGGAGTTTGCAAAGTCCAAAAAACAGAAACGTATTGATTCTTGATGAGCCATTCAGATGGACAGGTAATTATACTCAGCAAGCTGGAATGATGATGAAAGAAATAAGTAAAAAGCTTGGTCTTCAAATTATTATGGTTACCCATGATGAAAGATTAATGGATATAGCGGACAGAAGTTGGTTATGTAAAAGAGAAAAAGACATTTCCATTGTGAGAGAAGTTCAAACAACTAACATTTTAACAAAGGAGAAACAAGATGGCAAAAGAAAAGGCAAAAAAGAAGGAAGAGATTTCAATTGAAAAAATGATCAATGAAAAAATCACTAGTAACTTTGAAACGATTTTAGCCGATTCATCAAAGTTTGATTCTGGCAACAATGCTGCTGGAAAAAGAATAAGAAAAGGATTACAGGAAATTAAAGTTGCTGTCAAAGAAATACGTGATGCTGTTACAGAAGTAAAAAATAGCAGAAAGTAAAGTTGTCCTATTAAAAAAAGAGAAAGGAAAAATCCTTTCTCCTTTAAGGAATAAAAGTGGCGAAAATAGTCTGCAAATTACCGGCATGTAAATATTACAAGAAGTGTAAACAGAAAAGCAATCCTTTCAAAAATAACGCGCTTTGTAAAGGATATGAAGAGTATATTAATCAAGATACATTGAAAAATAACAAAGAAATTTTATTCGCTGATATTAATATCAGACTCGATCATTTAATTGTTAAAAATGATCAATACATACGCCTAAATAAAAAAGGTGAAATAATCAAATTTTTCTTTTTTTATAGATTGCCGATAAAGATAATTGCAAATCAACTTTACTGTTCTGAACAGTATGTATATAAAATAATCAAAGAAGCCAAAGAAATCTTATTCAAGCGTTTTGTATTAAAATGAATATACACATAGTAAGGAGAAACAAATGAAAAAGAACATTCGTATAATAGGGGTTGATCCAGGAAATAAGGGAGCGCTTGCTTTAATAGATGAAAATGGAAAAGTAATTTTATACGATATGCCAACTTATACTACAGAAGGAGCAGGGAAAACTAAAATAGGAAATATCAAAAAACATACTGTTCTTGATGAACCTGAATTAAGAGACATTCTCAATGATGATATTGATCATGTCTTTATTGAAAAGGCGCAATCTATGCCCGGACAGGGAGCAGCAGGAACTTTCAACTATGCCGTGAGCTATGGGGTCATTCGGGGAATATGCGTTGGTCTGCAAATACCATATACTTTAGTTCATCCTGCGACGTGGAAAAGAAAAATGATGAAAGATATGGACAAAAGTAAACATGCTTCAATTGTTAGGGCAAAGCAGTTATTTCCAAAAGCAGACATCGGTAAAAAGGATGGACGAGCAGAGGCTCTACTCATTGCAGTTTATGGAAAAAATGAAATAAAATAGGTGAAACAAATGGACACGGCAAGACTAGTTTACTCCACTGACCCAAAAAAACTGTTAACCAATGTTCAGTTTTACGATGAATCAATAGGAAAAGAAGCCCATCATGACATGAAAGAAACTATTCAGGAAATAAACAAAAGCAGAAGGAGGAAAGTAACCGTGGCCAAAATATCAGAGAGGGATAAATATAAACATTTATCGGAAGTGACTAAAATCATAAAAATGCTTACGGTCAAACCGACTTCCACTAAAGAAATATATGAGGCATTATTTACCCCCCCAAGAAAACCTTCTACTGTAAAATATCTTCAAAATCTTTTGCAAACCATACGACATGGATCGGAAAATATTGTCTTTTGTAAAGATAATTTATGGCAGATAAATAAGAATTATGTTTCTGGCGATGCCCCTTTGATTGAAAAAATAATGAATAACTGGGGCGCCAGACATAAAGGATATAAAAGGAAATCCAAACCCCCCATTATGGAAAAACCTACGAAACCTATTCCACCTATCCCTCCTCCCGTCTCGAATAATAATATAGGATTACCCACAAAGATTGTTTTGAGTGGGGATCAGGAAGCAATCACTGTGCCTGTTAAAATAGCCTTGACGATTCAGGTCAAGATTGAAGTGATTCAATAATTGAGGATTGACATGTTTCAAAAAAGTTGCGCAAAAAAATTCCCAGACAGGGAATATAAAGAGGAAAGAAAGAATCCTGATGGAAGTGATACCTACTGGTGTCCGATGTGTAAAAAATACCTGCCACGAAATATGTTTCACAAACATGCGATCAAGAAATATGGAATTTCAAGTGTCTGTAAAGAAGATTTGAAAGACCAAAAAATTATGAGAAACAAATCCAAAAGACCAAGGAGCAGATTTGATAAAACTGACCGAAACAATATAGAAGGATTTATCAAATACTTCTCAAAAAGACCTTTTCTGTTTAGGGAAACCTTTAGAGTGGATTATTCAACTGAATCGGCAACCAATATTTTTAATGGGATGAAAGGAAAATGATATGTTCAAAAGGATAATCAACTGGATTTCCAGCGATGAAGGATTTAATGCCATCAGTTATGCAGGATGGATTGTTGGCATCATCGGGTTGATTTATATCATCATCCATATTGCCACTTACTCAAGGGGGATTTACATCCAATGAAGATATACCAATTTTGCGGAATAGTGGAAGGATTAAAAAATAAAGAAAGTGGATACTGTGATGGTGTAATTGGCAGTAGTATGGATTTATCCATCGCAGAAAATTATGAAAAGCTGAAAGAAGATATATGGGAAGGTCTTAAAA